GTGATTAGGGTATCGCAAAAAAATTAAAAGGTAATCTGAATGGCTGCTCCGTTTCAGAATTACTCTGGCGGTGTCCTATTAGCGGATGTCGTTAAGAGAAATAATTTTAGTACTTACGTTTCAGAAGCTATTAAAGAGCGTAGTGCTTTTATCAAATCTGGTGCTATTACTCGTAACGCATTATTAGATGCAAGCGAAGGTGGTACAAGAATCCAAGTTCCAGAGTTTAACCCAATCGCTCCAACAGAAGAAATTCTTACTGGTGCTGCAAACTGGGGAACATCTACTGCTGGTCATTTAACACCACAGAAAATTGGTACTGCAACACAGGTTGCAACAATCTGCCATAGAGCATTTGCTTATGCTGTAGATGATGTTGCTATCTTGGCTGCTGGTGAAGATCCAATGGGTCACATCAGAAACCAACTTGCAGATGCTATCAACAAATTAAACAACGCTAGATTGTTCTCACATTTAGCTGGTTTATTTGGAACTGCATTAGCAGCAAACAAATTAGACGTAGCAAAAGCTGGTGCTAGTGCTACTGAAGCAAACTTCTTAACAGCTTCTACAATTGCAAGAGCTAGAAACTTGTTAGGAGAAAGAGGAGAGGATCTCGATATTCTTATCGTTCATCCATCTGTTGCTTACTACCTATATCAGGTTGGTATGTTAACATTCTCAACTTCTGCATTATCAACTGGAACTGGCATCCAATGGGGTGGCGGTGGTGTTGGTATCAGTGATAGAGCCGTTGGTGAATTTGCTGGTTGTACAGTTGTTGTTGACTCTGCTGTTAACACAGTTGCACCATCTAGTTCTTCAGGTCATCAGGTTGAATTCTTCTGCTACCTAACAACATCAGGAACAATTCTTGAAGGTAATCAGCAAGCACTAAGAATCGAAGCTGAAAGAAACATTCTTTCTAAGCAAGATGTTATGTCAGTTGATTATCACAGTGCTTATCACGTTATGGGTACTAAGTGGAATGATGCTGCTGACAACCCAACCAATGCAAACTTAGCTACAGCTAACAAGTGGGCTATCACATATGATGCTGACTTAATACCATTGGTTCAGTTAACAGTTAACACACCTCTTGATACTTCAACATATTAATCGTAAGATTATTATTGTCGGTCATAACGAAACCTCATCAAATATTGGTGGGGTTTTTTCTTTACGCTACAATAAAACTAAATTTAATTATTAAACGTGGCAGCTACTATAACAGCAACATTATCAAGTGCAACTGCAAATAGCTATGTCACCTTGGCAGAAGCTAATGATTACTTTGAAACTGTTCCAGATTCAACTACTTGGACAAATAAAACAGACGATCAAAAGAATAGATCATTAATAGCAGCTACAAGATGGATTGATAGTTTTGTATTTTTTGGTGATAGATGTGATGCAGGACAGGCATTGAAGTTTCCTAGAAATAATTACCAGGTGGATGATGTTGAATTATCTTGTACTGTTATTCCTAATAATATTAAATATGCACAATTTGAATTAGCTAGGGCATTAGCGAATGATCCTGATGCCATGACAGGAAATGTAGGAACAAATGGAAATATTGCTGAAGCTAAATTAGGTGATCTACAGGTTAAATATAATACTGATAGTCAGGGTTCTGGTTCTGTAAATAACATTATGGATGTTTACCCGTGGTTACAAAGTTATCTTGGATCGTACATGATAGGTGGTGCTGGTAGTTTTCAGATGAGAGTGGTGAGAGGATAATATGTCATTAATTGATAGTACTTTTAAAGCTTTACCAGAACAGTTATTAAATAGTTTTGGAATTAACGTGACTTATATTAAATCGGCAACATCGCAGACTTATGATACTGATGCTGGAACTGTAAGTGGATCAGATACAAATGTTTCTTTAAAGGCGATTATAAGTAACGTGTCTGGATCGGTTTATGAGGGTACAAGTCAGTCAGATGATTTAAAGATAATTTTTGGTAATAAAGAGTTGGGAACATATTATCCAAAAGTTAAAGATAGGATTCAATATGCTCAAGATGGTGTTAATAAGGTTGCAAGAATTATTAGTATAAATACATCAAGAGGAGATAATCCTATTTTGCACACAGTAATAGCGAGGCCACAATAATGCCCAGATCAAATAATGAAATTCCCGATTTAAAAAAAGAAGTAAATAGATGGACAGCTTCTTTATTAAATAAAACTTTACCTCTTGCTACGGAAGAAGTTGTAGCACAATTACAACATTTAGGACCATCTTGGACAGGAAGATATTCAAACTCTTGGCAGATTAGAGTAGGAAAAGAAAAATCTACAGGAACTCGCAGACCTGGAGAACCAAAACGAGTAAAAGCTCCAAAAATGAATGTTAAATCTATAAGAGAGGGAAGATTAACTAGAGATACGATAGAATATGAAATTACAAATTTAGCAAGAAGTAAAGGTTACGCACAAGATACTAGATTAGGTAGATTTAGAAGAGGAAAGGCTGGAAATAAGAATATAGGAGATAAGCCAAGAACTCAAAAAGGACAAAGAAGCCTTCAATTTGATCCAACTTCAAGATTACAACCAGAAGATTATAGAGGTTTTAATCCAGGCACAGGCAATCCAGGTGGGTTTTCTTCTCAAACAGCACCTCTAGAATGGTTTCAAACATATTTAAAAGGTGGAAAATTGAAAGATACTTTAGAACTTACATTAAATTCATCATTAAAAAAATTCAAAGGAAAACATTTGAAATGAATTATCAAGGAATTAGAGCAAAATTTGAAACTCCAATTAAAACAGCTTATGCAGCTTTATCTCCTGCCGTTCCAGTATTTTTTGATAACTTTGGAGATGTAACTTCTGATGCCGATAGTGAATTTGTTTATGTAAATATTCAATTTGGTCTTACAACAGAAAGAGGATTAACTTCTTCATTAGATAATATTAGAGGAATTATTACTGTCAGGACTTTTGCTGAAAAAGATAAAGGGCCAGCTAGAAGTCAAACTCTTATTGATACAGCTTTTACTTCATTACAAACTATAAATAATACAGGAAAACCTAATAGTGGAATTTATGTAAGAACTGGAGAGATTACTGGTCCTAGTTTTGACACTGACAGACCATTCTTTGTTTCATTATTAGAAACAAATTTTCAAGCTGAAGTAATTTCTTGAATCTTTAGTTAGATTCACGCTATCCTATAGACATATCGGGTAGTACCCGTATGTTCAAACCTTAGAATTATTAAAAATGGCTACAGTTCTATCGGGTACTTCAGGAGCTTTATTTTATTCTCCTGCTGGTACAAGCTCAACTCAGATTGCTGCTTCTGACTTTCCTACTGGATCAGGTGGAGATACAACACAGATACAAGTTGGTACACAGTTAGGTTTTCAAGTTGGAGATGCAGTGACGCTTACATATCCATCTGGAGCGACAGTAACAAATGCTATTGCTGCTGGTGCAAAATTTGTTAAAACTTATGACTCTGCATCTGGAGAACTAACTTTATCTGCAACTAATGGTGGAGCAGCTTTAACAGCTTCCGCAGCACCTTCAGGTTTTGGATCTAACTTTGCAAGTATTGTTTTTACAGCACCAGAAGTTGTAGGAAACGTAAGAGAGTGGAGTTTTGAAATTACAAGAGCAGAAATTGATGTTACTGAGATTGGTCAGACATTAACTGGTACTGTTCCATTTAGAACATTTATCTCTGGTTTTGCTGATGGTAGTGGTTCTGCAAGTGTTTATTCAACAGATGATGACACAAACTTAGCTACAAGATTAGTGAAAGACGTTCTACAACGTGTTCAAACTGGTGCAAAGGTTAAGCTTTATATTGACCGTGTTTTAACTGGTGGAAGCGTTGATGATACTAAGAGTAGATCAATTTTAGCTGATATTATTCTTACATCTGCGAGTTTCAACGTAAACCCAGATGACGGACAGTTAGTTGAAATTGCATTTAGACCAAGCTCCGCACCTGTATTTGATTTATCTAAGTCATAAATTAAATTTTTATAACTTAACAAACCTCAGATTAACTGGGGTTTTTTTATGTTTTCAATTAGAATGGTATCAATATTATATTATTTTTATGGCAAGTAATCTATCAGCATTACAGCGTTTACAAAAGGCAGCAAACCTTGAACCAAAAAAGAAAGAAGTTACATTATCTGATGGTTCTATTTTTGAAATGTATGTAAGTCCATTAACAATGGCAGAACGTGATAGAGCACAAAGACAATCAAAAGATGATACAAATGGTTTTGCTTTACAACTTCTAATAAATAAAGCTTTAGATGAAAATGGTCAAAGATTATTTAAAGCTGGAGAAATAGATATTCTTAAAAATGAAGTAAAAGATAGTGATTTACAATCTTTGATGTTAGCTGTAATTAATAGTGAGGAAGATACAATCGACCCAAAAGACTAACGGCTGAGTTAAAAAAAGATAATTTTATGATGTTGCAGTTTGGTGTAGCTAAAGAATTAGGAAAGAGTTTAGCAGAGGTAAGAAATATGACAATAGATGAAATAATTGGTTGGAGTTGTTATTTTCAAATAATTAACGAAGAACAAGAAAAGGCATTTGAAAAAGCAAAACGTAGGAGATAAGCTAAAATAAAGTAACCTTTTGTTTTTAAAATTGTGGCTAAAGCCGATATTCAGTTAGCTGTAAAAGGTCTTAGAGAATTAAGAAGTTTAAATATTCACTTAGATAGAAATTCAGCAGCAATAGATAGAAGTAATGACAAGCTTTTAAAATATGCTAAATCAGTAACGTCACATTTTGTACCATCAGTCAATAATTTTAGTGCTGCTCTTAGAAAAGCTAATGCCAACTTAAATTCAGTTTCTTTAAATTCAGATCAAGCTACAAAAGCTGCTCAAAATTTAGTTCGTGCTGAAAATGATGTAAATGATGTTTTACAACAAAGAGCAGCATTAGTTGAAAAAGCAAGAGGTAAAACTCCAGGTTTAGGAAATGAATTTACCACAAGTTCTTCTCCCTTTAAATCTTCAAGAGATTTTTTAGGTCGTACAGCAGAAGAACAAAATGCAATATTTGATGAAAGAGCAAAAAAAATAACAGAGATGAATGAAAAAAATAAAGAAGAATTTGCTTTAGTAAAAAAAGCATTAGCTCCAAAAGTAAAAGGAACGAAAATACAACAAGAACAAAATAAACAAATTAATGAAACTCTTAATTTACGAGCAAAAGAATTTATGGAAATAAAAAAGACTATAAGAGCACAAGATCGAAGATTAAAAATAGAAAAAAAATTAGGAATGGGCCAAGAAGGTCGTTTTGGTTTAAACCGAATGGCTCATAATTTAAGAGGTAGAGGTCGAAGTGCTATGCAAGCCAGAGAGAATGCTACTTCAAACGCATTAATTGGTGGAGCTTTCCCTTTGTTATTTGGTCAGGGTGCTGGTGCATCTGCTGGTGGTGCTTTAGGAGGTTTTGCTGGCGGTTTATTAGGTGGACAATTTGGATTTGCATTATCCCTTGTAGGCACTCAAATAGGTTCTGCTATTGATAGTTTAATTAATGGTGCTGCTGAATTAGGAAAGTCTTTAGGGCCATTTACCCAAGACACGCAAGCGGTAACAGATGCTCTTGGATTACAAGGTTCTGTTCAAGAAGCACAAATAAATAAAATTGAAGAACTTAAAGGTAAAACAGCAGCTTTTATTGCTGCACAAAAAATTATGTCAGCAGAAATTGGACAACGTGGTGTTGATGCTTTAAAGAAATTTGGGGAAAGTTCAAGAATTTTAGGAAGTCAATTTGCTTTAGCTTTAACAAAATTACAAGCATTTACGGCTGGTTTATTTAACTTTA